TTCATCGCGGCTGCCAAAGAGACAGCCCCCTTCACGCAGATGCAGGCCAAGATCGAGGAGCGGGATAACGAGATTACCCTGCTCAAGAATCAACTCGTGGAAATGCAGGCTGCCATCGGCAAGTTGCAGAAGGAGGAGTAAGTCATGGCATACTGGCCCGCTCTTCAGTTGATTACGCAGGTAGCTGCAGAGTTGGGCCTGCCCGTACCCACGACTATCGTGGCGTCCACAGACGTGCAAATCAATCAACTTGTTGCTTTGTCTAATGCGGCAGGCAACGAGTTGGTCCTGTTCTATACCTGGGAACAGCTGATCAAGGAATGGACGTTCACTACAGTCGATGCTACGGCTTCCTACGACCTACCTGAGGACTGGTTGTACTTCACAGACCAGACCCAATGGGACCGGACGAACCATTGGCCCCTTCTGGGCCCGAAGACAGCTCAGGAATGGGCATGGTTGAAAGGTGGCTTGCTCGCAGCAGCACCCCGCATGCGGTACCGCGTCTATCAGAATCAATTCTGGCTCTGGCCAGTGCCCAGTGCAACGCCTTTCTCGATGGCAATGGAGTATGTCATTAAGAACTGGGTCATTTCAGCTGTTCCTGCGGCTGATACTCCAACAGATCTCATTCAACTGGACGGTGATCTTGTCCAGTTCCATCCATGGCTCTTCATGAAATATCTGAAGCTCAAGTTCTACGAGCTAAAGGGCTTTGATACCACTGCGCCGCAGACAGACTTCATGCGCCTCTTTCAATCGCTCTCTGGGAAGAGCAAAGGGGCTCCGAAGCTGTCTCTGGCACCTCACTATCCGCCTTTGTTCATTGGCCCATGGTCCATTCCTGATGGTTCATGGGATACAGGTACGGGACCGTAACCATGGAGATGACGGCCAAGGTCACAACTGTCCCTGCGCCGAGTGGGGGCATCAACGCCTATGACAATCTGGCGGCGATGCCCCCTACTGACGCAATACGGTTGAACAACTTGATCGCCCAACCATACGGATGTACTGTTCGTAAGGGTTACCAAGCCCATGCTACTGGCATGCCTGGTCCTGTTGAGTCTTTGGCTGATTGGGTCTCATTAGCTGGTGCTCAGAAGTTCTTTGCCTTCTCTGCAAACAAGTTTTATGACATTACTTCCATTGGTCCAGTAGGCGCAGCGATCTATTCAGGTCTCTCTACTGACTTCTGGCAGAGTGTCTCGATGGTTAGCGCTGCTGGTACGCATACAGTGATGTTCAGCGGTTCTGACAACCCAATTCTCTATAGTCTTACAGGACCTGCGAGACTTGTACTAGGTGATGGCGTCGTTGCCAATACTTGGAAGAATGTTGATCCATCGACGCTTATCCAGGGCACAGTGCACCAAAAGCGTCTGTGGGCCGTCCAAGTTAACACAACTCTCGGTTGGTATCTCCCAACCAATCAAATATATGGAATCGCAGCATCATTCAATTTTGGAGCCAACTTTAAACGTGGAGGTTACCTTTCTACGCTGGCAACATGGACAGTTGACGCCGGTGAAGGTTCAGACGATTACCTGGTCGCAGTTTCATCAAATGGGGAAGCTGTTGTCTACGGAGGAATCGACGTTACCGACGCAACCAGCTGGCACCTCATCGGAGTCTACTTCATCGGAACGCCTCCACGTGGTCGCCGGTACTTCTGCAACCTTGCGGGGGATCTGTACTATCTTACTTTGACGGGGGTGGTGTCGATGGCGACGCTAGTCACCTCGACGCAGGTGAACGTCTCTGCCAACAATACGTACAGTCAGAAAATTCAGTTCATGCTCAGTGAGCTTCTCACTGATCTTCAAGACCTAGAGGGATGGGAGATAGACTTCTTTCCTGCACCAAACCTTCTGTTCATCAATGTGCCGTCAGTCTTTGCTGGTGGTAATGGTCAGATTGTTGCTAACAACATCACTAGAGCGTGGAGCACGTTCAGTGGCATGGATGCGCGTACATGGCACAGGATCGAGAGCGCACCGTACTTCGGCGATGCGGACGGTACAGTTTGGAAAGCACTTTACGGCGACAAAGACGGGACAAATATTCTTGGCGCAGGTGGCACCAACATTCTGTCTGGCGTACAGCAGGCCTATTCAAACTTCGGCATGCCCACAGCGCAGAAACAGGTAGGCATGTATCGGATGACGTTCATGGGCGCACGCCCCGTTGGATATGCATCTATTGTTACCTACGACTATGCCCAGACCTCGTCGCCAGATGCTACTGGTTCAGGGATATCCGGCGCCTTTGCGCACTGGGACGAAGCTCTGTGGGACGTCGGCATGTGGTCCGGTGGAGTCGCCATTCAAAGAGATTGGCGTTCAGCTCAAGGCATGGGTACTACTGCAGCGCTGTCAGCGAACCTATCCACGGAAGCGGAAGCTACGTGGGTGAGTACTGATTACACGATCCGCACGGGCGGTCCTTTGTAACTATTGGAGGTTTGAATGGGAAGTATCAGCAAGGCACTCAAGCCGCCCGGAAAGGGTGGCAAGTTTCCAGCACCGCCCGGCTTAGGCGCACTCAGCAAGTTCGCACCCCCTGGTGCACCACCGCTACCCGGAATGGGTGGCAAAGGAGGAAAGTCCATGACCACACCGACAGGTCAGCCCCTTGCGCCGCAAGGTCCTGTAGCTATTCAAGGTGCAGGGGGCGTCGCACAAGGTGCCACGCCGCAAGGTTTTGGTGCCACTTCAGTAGGTACCAGTCCAGTAGTCGATCAACAAGCCCAGGCGTACTCACCTGCTATGGGTCGGCATCGGATGGGTTTCCATGGCGGCGGTCTTCCGCCTGGTATCGATCCTCAGGCCGTCGCTGCGAATCCGCAGGGCTACCAGCAATGGCAACAAGCCAAAGCCATGCAGTCTCAAGGTGCCGCACAGCCTGGCATGCAAGGTGGCATGACAGACCCGAACGCAGGCGCGCCGACAGGCCCCCCTCAAGCAACTGGTCTGCTCGGCAATGCACCGCCGGAGGTCCAACAGCAACTGCAGCAACAAGGACCGCAGGTACCAGGTGGTGGCGCTGGGCCGAGTGATCAAGCGGCACAGATGATGCAGGCTATGGCGCAAGCAAATGCCTTGCGTAATAAGCAAGCTGCTCCTGTCAATGCTTCGACGCAACAGTACGAAAGCACCGGTGCATGATCAAAACGGACGAGCAGGCGATGCTCGTAGCCTGGTTATGCGAGCGCCTCGAACTAATACCAACTGCCGCGGTGATGGCAATTGGTAGTGTCAATGAGAAAGGGGAGCTATTAGGCGTTGCAGGATACGACAACTACAACGGCTCTGCTGTGGACATGCACATGGCAGGTACCGCTGGTTGGTGGAACAAGGCGTTCCTGCATTATGCTTTCTATTACCCCTTCGTGGAATTGGGATGTAAGATTGCGATCGGAAAGGTAGCTGGTAAGAATAAACTAGCACTTGATATCGATCGGCGACTAGGATTCAAGGAAGTCTGCGTAATACCAGATGCCTTTCCAGATGACAGCATGCATGTACTGGTGCTGAAGCGTGAAGATTGTAAGTGGTTAGGAGCCCGCTATGGGAAAGAAGTCGAAAGCACCTCCGCCGCCTGACTACGCCGCGCTTGCGAAGCAACAAGCGGACTTGAACCAGGCTGCTGTCGACAAGCAGACTGCTGCAAACCGAATCAACCAGACTTCGGCGACGGGGGGTACCCTTACCTATTCGCAGGATCCGACAACTGGTGCCTGGAGTCAGAAAGAGGCTTTCTCGCCTGAACAGCAGGCTCTGTACGATCAGCAAGTAGGCCGTCAACAACAGTTGAGCGGAGCTGCTGATCAGTCCTTCCAGGGTCTGGTGGACCAGTGGGGTAAGCCCCTCGATACCAGTGGGATGCAGGCAGTCTCAGGACTTGATCCAAGTGGTGCGCATGCCAAGGGCGGCGATGTCAATGCCCCTGATGCGAGCCAATATCAGCATATCGATCCTTCCAAACTCGGCCAGTATGGAAACTTGGATTACAGTAACCTAGGTCAGATGCCAGATGGCGGCTTCGGCAATGTCAAGGAAATCCAAGATGCGATGATGGCCCTGCAACAGCCGGGCATGGACAAGGCTCGACAGCAGGAACAGCAGCGTCTAGCTGCCATGGGCTTTAGTGAGGGTGATCAGGGCTACCAGGGCGTCATGACTCAGCAAAACAATGCTGATAATGACGCCCGTCTCAAGGCTTTGTTAGCAGGTACGACTGAGTACGGTAACATCTTTAATAGACAGTTGCAAGCTCGGCAACAGGGGGCCTCTGAAGACCTGAACAAGGCCAATTACGATTCCCAGAACGTGTCTCGGAAGCTTGCCGACCAGGTCACTGGTTCTGGTTTTGAGAACAACCTGCTTGGTACACAGCAGAACGCTCAGCAACAGGCAAGTCAGTATGCCAATGCGCTCCGAGGTCAAGATCTGAGCGAGATGTACACGCAGAACAATGCTACGGCAGCTGAGCGTAACCGTCAGATGAACGAAGCGCTTGCTGCACGGCAGCGGCCAATGGACGAGTACAAGCAGATCTCTAGCATGATCAACCCAGTTGGTCCGGAGTTCGAGCAGTACAACAAGGCAGGCGGTGCAGCTGCTGCAGACGTACAAGGAGCTGCCCAGAAGACGTACCAGGCACAAGTTGACCAAGCAAATGCAGATGCGGCGCGTAAAGCTGGTGTGGCAGGGGGAATACTGAAGCTTGCAGGCACAGCTGCAGGCAGCTTCTTCGGCATGCCACAGGTAGGTGCTGCGATCGGGGGCATGCTGTCTCCGAAGGCTGGCGTAGCTACTGCGGCGCAGCCATTGTATGGCATAAATCCGCAGCCAGGTCAAGATCCATACAGGGCTTCTGATAACTACGGTTGACAATCATGCCTATCACCGACTACGAATCAGAAAACGATAGAATCAAGCGCATGTTTGCGCAGGCCCTGGCATTGCGCCAGGACAACGAGACACCGCAAGGCAAGATGGTTGGTGGGCACTTCGTTGCACCTTCCTGGGCCGAGCAACTTAGTCCTGCGGTCAATCAAGCGCTTGGCGGATTTGTTCAGGGCAAGGCTGAGAAGGAACAGAAGGGCCTTGCTGAAACCACGCAACAGGACATGGCTGATTGGCTCAAGAGCCGTCCTGGTCCGAAGACTACTACCACATCGGAGGTGGTACCGGATACCGAAGCACCAGGCCCAATGCCCGAAGGCCAATTCGGCCCCCTCAACAAGACTCGCATGGCTACAGAGACCACGCAACCTACCAGGGATGACCAAATCAATTGGGCAGGACAGGGCCTGAAGAACCCATTGTCTAAGGCGCTTGCGTCATCCTTCATGCAGGATCAGATGGTGCAAGCACCAGAGCGCGAAGCACTGCGTGCATGGCGCGAGGAGGAATCCAAGAAGGCACGTCAGTCCAAGCTCGAACAGATCGGTGTGACTGCCAAGTACAAGATGGATCAGTTGAATCTTGCGTCTGCTGACAAGACCCGTAGTCTCGAGTCTCATGTTGAGATCGAGAAGATGAAGAACCAGACGAAGCGCGACATTGCATACAACGATGCAGAAACGCGGCTTGAGATTGCGCATGACAAGCTCAAGGCAGCTGGCATGAAGTCGACGCCGGTACCTGCTTCGATCATGACCAAGATGACAGATGCTGAGCAAGCAGCTGATGGCATCACGCAGGCGTACTCTGCCTACAAGCCTGAGTACTCGGGCTACGTGGGTGGCGGCGGAGCTGCCTGGGCCAAGATGGCCCCCTCCATGCTGAGTAGCGATGCCCAGAAGGAAGCTGCAACCTGGTGGACCAACTATGAGGATCAATCTGCTTTGATCCGTCGGCATGCAATGTTCGGTTCTGCCTTCACCGATCCTGAGCGCAGAGCTTGGGAAGCAGCAACTATCACCAAAACCACGCCGCCAGAGCTCGTGGCAACATACCTAAAGACTCGGGCAGAGCTTTCTAACAAGTTCTTCAACCGAGTGCGTCAGCAGTACACCATAGCTGGTCACCCTGCCATTGGTGAGGCATTCCAAGCCCGGCCAGAGAGCTTCAACGACATATCTGGCATGGAGAAGGCACCGACGATACCGCAGGTACCACAACGACAACCAGCGCAAGGTGGTGGAGCACAAGGCATACCAGAGGGTTGGCGCCAAGTACCAGGCGGACAACCAGGCGATATGATAGGTCCAGGGCGTTAGGAGCTTGCTATGCCTGTCTATCCATTTCAGCTATCTGATGGTCGTTCTGGTCAGTTCGAGGCCAAGGACGATGCAGACGCAGCCATGTTGTTTAGGACCAAGATTAAACCTGACATGATGCGTCGTGCCAATGACTGGAAAGGTGAGGTACAAGACCTGCCTTCGCCTATGCAGGGAACGCCTTTCCCGACGCGCACCATGCCTGATGCTGGTCCTGCACCGGCGCCAGTAGTAGCGCCTCCGCCTCCTCCACCACCGGCGTCACGGTCTAGAGCCCCAACTCAGGCAGAGATCGATGCCATGAGGGCCGCCGACAAACAGCGGTACAGCCCCGCAAAGGGTATGGGTCCAGGTGAGAAACTCGCCGTTGGTGGGTTTGGCGGTCTCATGTCCAGTGTAGCAGGCATGAAGGACCTCTTCGGCCAAGCCTCGCCAAAAGAACTTGACGAACGCCAGGAATGGGACAAGATCAAGGGTCCCCTCGGCGGCTGGGGTACACTTGGTGAAATCGGTGGTGAAGCACTTGCTACAGGGCCGGAAGCTGCTGGTGCAGAGGGTCTTGGGAAAGCTGCACTCGGCCGGTTCCTTCCTAAGGCCCTCGAGCTAGGTAAGGTCGGAGGGAAGTACCTCAACCTTGGTAATGCTGCGAAGGGCGCAGTGCAAGGTGGTACATCTGCCGGCCTAGTCGGTGAGAGTTCGGACAAGACACTGGCTGATCGGGCCGATGACGTAGCCAGAGGTATGGGCTTCGGTGCTGCCGGTGCACCACTGCTGATGAAACTCGTCTCATTGCCTATCCAAATAGGCTCTTGGGTCGGTAGCAAGATAGCGCCTAGCCTCGCTGAGGGGGCGACTGCTCTGGAGAAGAAGGCCTACGAAGCAATCAAGAATACAATCGGCGAAGAGAATATCATGAACGCGTACCGCGCCATGACAAACGCCGATCCATCAGTGATTCCCCACACCACTGCAACAATGGCCGAATCGGCCCCCCTCGGAGCACTTGAACGAGGTGCTCGTAACAGGTCACTAGGGGGTGACTTCGCCTCACATGATGAGCATGTAGCGCGTAGTGCTTGGGACGTGCTCAATGACATACCAGATCGTTTCAGAACAGAGGCAGGCGATGCTCTGCGGATGAGGTTCATGCGGAACGACATCCCTCAGACCAAGCAGACCTTCGGTAAGGGGGCTGATGCAGTGCCTGTGATCACGGCGCGCCCATTGCGCAAGGCACTTGGTGAACTCTCGCCTCACTTGAGCGATGTAGAGCGCGATGCGTTCGTCAAACTGGCTGATGACCTGGGTCAACGTAGCGTGGTGCCGCAAGGTGTTGGTGCTACTACACCTGATACTACCAGCTTGCTTAATCAAGGTGTATCAGCAGGGTTGAATGCTGCTTCGATCAAGTTCAACTCGTCGAAGATTTGGAAAGCACGGGCACTTTTCAATCAGATGGTCAGTGCCAATCGGGACAAGACCACGAAGGCCGTTGACGAAGCGCTACTGGATCCTGACAAGTTCATGAACATGGTGGATAACGTCAAGAACAAGGTGGCTGCCAATCTACCTCTGACAACCACTGAACAGATGCTCAAGTTCTCTATAGAACAAGCAGGTACTTTCGGTGCTCGTGCAGGTGCTGATCTGCCTACAACTGTGCCGGACAAACCATCCAAGGGATACTAACATGCCGCGTGACTCAGCAGGTGCTTATACCCTCCCGACCGGGAACCCGGTCGTCAGCGGCACTGTCATTGAAGCAGACTGGGCCAATGACACGATGGCGGACATCGCCGTCCAGATGAACAACGTCCTTACGCGAGATGGCCTACTTGGCCCAACTCAGCCGGTGTTGTTCGTCAATGGCACAGTTGCGCTACCAGGTATCGCTTTCTCCACGTCGCCGTCTTCTGGCCTGTATCGGCTGTCCCCCAACACTGTGGGGATGTCTGTGGCAGGGGTGTCTCGGCAGACTTGGGATACAACAGGTGCAGGTATCACTGGTGACTTCGCCGTCTCAGGGAACTTCACAGTAGCAGGGACGTTCACTGTCACTGGCGCAACAACCTTCACTGGTCAGCTCCTTGCTGCCGCCGGTACGGCCCCCCTTCCGTCGTACAGCTTCACTGCCGATCCCAATACTGGGATGTACTCGGCTGGTGCTGACATTCTTGGTTTCAGTACAGGGGGTCTGCTACGTGGATCCTTTAATGCTAATGGTAAGTTCACCGTTGAAGCAAATGCAACTGTTTCAGAACCGTCAGTACAAGTCAAGTCACCTGCTACAAATGGTCTTGCCATAGATATTCAAGGTGAATCTGTCACCAACGGCTCAACAATTCGTTGGCTCAATAATGCGTACAACCAAGTACGCATGCAGGTGCTGTCCAATGATTCTGGCAATGTGCTTGGTGGTACCACTGCGCTTCAAATGCAGTTGTTCACCAATAACCTAGCCCGTGTTACTATTGCAGCTACTGGTGGGGTGACGTTCGCAACGCCTACATCTGGTGGTCATGTCATTAATGGTACTACTACTATCAATGGCACAACGCAGGTTAACGGACCACTTGGTGCATCAGGCGATCTAGTTGGTGGTTCAAACGCTTATGCCCTGAATTACTACATCAATCCAGGTACTGCAACAGCAGCAGGGACCTTTGGTATTCCAGGTGCTCTTGGTAGTGCGATGATTGCCTGGGGTAATTCGTCTGGTGGTGCAGGTAACATGGACTTCACAACAAGTGGTGCGTACTTGTTGCGAATGGTCAAGACTGCAAGTGCAGTTAACTACATTCAATTCAACAACGCAGCAGCTGGTACTGGTCCGAACCTATCTGTTGAAGGTTCAGACACTAACATCCAGTTCAATCACTTCTCTAAGGGCACTGGCGTCCATGCTTTCTTTGCCAATGGTGGAGCGCAGTTCGTAGTTGGAAGTAATCCAGCAAATCCTGTCAACTATCTGATTGTCGGGGGTGCCACTGCTGGTAATAACGTCACTGTCTCAGCAAGTGGTGGCCTTGCTGTTCGGTTCCCGAACCTAGCTGTTCAAGTCATTGGTTCAGGACGTCCATTCAGTACTACTACCGAGTCTCAGTCGTACTTGTACAACGTAGCACTTGGTCTGTGCAACTTCACAGCTACCCCCAACAACCGGTGCCATGAGTGGTACAAGGATGCAACTGCACTTTATGGTCTCTGGATCAGTGACAATGGTGGTGCAGCTACTGAATGGTTAAAATCAGTAGGTGGTCAAGGAGCCGGCCAAACATCAGTAACAATTACTTCTCCAACTGTTCTGTTCACTACCACTTCAGGTGGGGTGCAGATCACAGGAAGTGCGACGAGCAATGGCACTCTCGCTATTACTGATACTGGCGCTGCTGGTTGCAACATCAAGATGGTCGGTGACGGCGGAACGACGCCTAAGAAGTTCTTGCGCGTTACAGGCGGTACGTTCCAGATCATCAATGACACTTACGCTAACCAGCTCTTTGCTGTTAATGAAGCAGGCACACTTCAAGACATCCGTGGTCTAGCGCTTGTTCGTGATCCTGGAACTACGCCTACATCAGGTATTCCCATTGGTGGCATGGTCATAGGTAGCATCACTGCTGGTGTTGTCATCAATGCACTAGGTACCTTTGTTGCTAATGGTACCACTAACAAGATTGACGTATTTGCTGCTGGTGCAGGTACAGCTACTACTATCACTGCCAACACCTGGCGGAATTGCGGTAGCATTACTGCTAGTGGTAATGTCTGTCTCTTTATGCGTACAGCTTAGGAGTGAACAATGCCCTACGACAATGAACAGGAAGAAGAAAGAGCCCGCGCAGAGCGGGCCCGTACAGCTGGTGGAGCGCTTGCACCCAAGCCACTCCCTCCTCCTGCTTCAGCTCCTCAGCCGAACATCGGATTCACGAAGTCATGGTCCCCGGCGGAACGAGCGAAGCAAGCGGAGGCATACCAGAAGTTCCTGCGGGACCGGGGGGAGCGTTAGCCGCCTGGATTTGCTGCATCACCTTGTTGAAGGTGTTGTATGCCTTGGCAAGGGGCAATGCCGCGAGCCCATCGGCGATGTTCTGGGCATCTTCCGGCGTGAGATTGGTGATATCCATTAGAGTCCGAGCTCCTTCAAAAGAGATTGAGTGACGCGGTGGTCACGGTTAGCGATGAAGTTCATGATTGTGGCCTTGAACTTCATGTTCTGGGTCTTGAGATAGAGATTGTGTTCTTCTAGCTCCTTGATCCTTTCAAGTAGTTTGCGTTCTTCTGTCCAGCCCGGCTTGAACTGGGCATTCTTGATGCGGTCTTCTGCGTTCTCCTTCTTGGTCCCCCACTTCAAATTAGTTCGTCTATTATTGGCGGGATTGTCGTCGAGATGACGACAAACATGTCCCGGAGGGCAGGGCCCCTCGAATGCAAGTAGTACACCCCTGTGCACCAAGAGCGCCGGACGGGAATGGGTCCGGAGTGCGTAGATATGACCTGATCCTGCGATTCGAACACGAGCAGGTCCGCCGTTCTCTCTAATCTCGCCGAGCTCGTTGACTTCGAATTCGTCATAGCCTGGCACTTTCTTCCAGACTAAGGGGGTGCTGCCACCATCCTCGGTTGGCTGCTCGCCAGATGCGGGGGGCTGCTGGTTCAACATATGCTCCATTGACAAAGTGGATCCACTCGCATCCGGTATTGAGGAGTAACTTAGTGCAGCGGAGACAAGGCGCGTGAGTGGTGTAGCAGATAAGAATTCTATCTGGATCGCGGCAGACAAGTAGGGCATTTTGCTCTGCATGAATAGCCTCGCAGAGGTCAGCCCCCCTTGGCGCGCTAGCTCCCGGGCATGGACTATCAATGCAGTGAGTTTGGCCTCTTGCGACTCCATTATAGCCACTCCCTATGACTCTATGGAATTTATCAACCAGCACGCATCCTACTTTCAATTTTGAGCAGGTGGCGCGCTGGGCCAAGACATAGCAGATTTCCAGCATCGTTTGCTGAATATCAGGCCTCGTCAAGATCATCCTCCAGGATTTTCGCAATCCCCTGGTTCGGCGATACCCAACCAGGAGGTTTCTGGGCATCGACGGCGTTCCCTCTGCTCGTTGTGCCGCGTATCTTCTTCATGTTGCAGTTGTGCACATGATTGAAGATCTTGTCGAAGGGGATGCCCATCATCCACGCAGTGCCTAGCGCTACGTAGACGACGTCAGCGAGACCATCGGCTGCTTCGACCATGTCACCAGAGATTGCCGAGCCTGTGAACTCTTGCACTTCCTCCAGCATGAATCTCGTGCGCTCAATGATCCACTCCGGCGAGCGGAAGGTGGGGATTTCCGGATGTTCCAGACCAAGAACCTCGGTATGGAAGTCTGCGACTTGCTTGAAGTTGGATTTCATGATCAGACGTTGAAAGGATAGTTGATGGCTTCAGCATAGTTGTACTGAAACAAGCTGAGATGAACTGGCTCGAAGTCGATGACCGAGTTCGGCATCATGCCGTAGGATGGCATCTTCAGGAGGGGGCGATCCTTCTGAAGCATCACGAACTTGTCCACGTGGTTTTCGTAGACATGACAGTCGCCGAGGAAGAAAGTCAGCCTACCTGGCATCATCTCAATGTAGTTTGAGACCAGGCACATAAGCGCCGCGTAGAGCACGACGTCGGATGGCAGACCATGGATGAGGTCTACGCTACGCATGTAGACCGTGCAGTCTAGTCGCCCCCGGCTGCTGACGAAGAATTGTGTCAACAAGTGACAGGGCGGCAAGCACGACTTCGCAAGTGGATCAAATGTCGTCATGACATGACGCCGACCATGCGGATCTTGCAGTAGGTTAGTAAGCAGATTCTCGAGCTGATCATAGCCCTGTCCGCGCCAGTTACGCCATTGCGCGCCATAGACCTGGCCGATCGACATCTCACTCAGAGGCAGACCTTCGTTCGGGGGCCATGCCTTGGCGTTCTCGTCCCAATAGTTACAACCCCACTTTTTGAAAGTTCCGATGTTGCTGGCCCCTCTCACGAAGGCAGCCAACTCGCCGAGGATGCCTTTGTAGAAGATTTGGCGCGTCGTGAGAATCGGGAACATGCCATGCTCCAACTCCTCAATGACTAGGGTCTGGCCGAACTGAGCCCGCGTCTCGCCATTGCGACATTCGCGATACTCACCCAACTCGACCGTCTTGGTGACGAGATCGAGATAATCTAGCTCATAGTTGGTCACTTGATTTCGCCTTTATCAATGGCATCCAACATGAAGACGGCGTAGTTGATCATGTCGTTCAACGAATCTTGTATGGACTCGAAGTTCGGGGGGCGATCACTTGACGCCAACGAAACCAGGCGCTGGCACTTGACGTGCAGCATCTGGACGTAAGACTTTGAACCGAATGGGAAATAGGCATCGAGGCCTACGGACGCTACTCCGTAGTCCTCGTGCTTCTTCACCACAACCTGGAGCGCTGGTTCGATGAGCTCCAGGTAGCGTTGGCGGTTCACGCCATCAGGCCGCGGGCGTCTCGGTCGCCGCAGGCGCTTGCTGCGCTTGCAGAGCCGCTTGAGCCGCGAGCGCCGCCTCGGCGATCTTCTTGGCTTCTTCGGCCGCAGCCACTGCCTTCTTGGCGTTCTCGACGGCCTGTGCCGCGTTCGCCGCTTCGGCTTGTTGCGCCTGAGCCATCAGCTCGGCGGCCTTGGCGCGAAGCGCGGCGGGATCGCTTGCGACAGCACCCCCCTTGCGCTTGCCCAGGAGTGGGTTCTTGATCGCCGCCTTGTAGTAGGCGATGCACGAGGGACTGGTCTTCGCCGTCGGGAACTGAGCGCGGACGGCGTTCAGGACGTCGCCGGTGGCCATGCCCTTGCTCAGGAGGTCCTTGGCGAACTCGCCAACGCCTTGCGTCGGACCGCGCTTACCGACCGTCGAGTACTTGCTGTCGGTCGTCGAGACGCCCGCCGGAACCGTACCGACATCGCCTTCAGTGACCGTGACGGCTTCGCCGCCTTCGACTGCTTCTGTCATCTTCATCTCCAGGTTGGTGATAGCCGTCCGAGCAGCGGCCAGGTTCTTGAACTCGGATTCTTGGGGCACACCGGCGATCTGCGCCAGCTTGTTGTGCTCCTCGATCAGTTGGGACATGCTCATGCCCTTGAAATCCATGTTGTTACTCCAGGTGCTCTACGGGGCGAGATTGCCGCGTAGATATTCATTATAACGTGCCCAATGCCTCCGTGTAAACTGTTTCGTTACGTTTGTTACAAATGTTACACTTTGAGTCCTTGGAGCGCTTCAAAGACTTTATCTTGTGTTATGTTCTTCTCGACCAGCACCTTAGCCACTACCGCGTCGATCGTCTTCTCCACCGCAAGGATGTAGTTCATGACCGTCTTGGTTTGGCCTTTGCGCAGCAACCGTGCTATTAACTGGATATATTCTTCCAAGTTGTAGGTCAGGGTATACCACGCAACGTTGCTACCACCGAACTGCAAATTCAAACCTAGCGCTGCCGCCGAAGGTTGAACGAGCATAAGGGGGTGATCGCCTGTGTTCCATTGTTCCACTGTCTCTTGTAACTGTTTCTTTGACATTCCTCCTTTGATGTACAAGGCTTTGGGATACTCCTTGGTCAAACGCTCAAACTCATGCTCGAACTGATATGCCACCATCAGTGGCTCCCCGGCAAGCTCCTCGACCAGATCATCAAGGAGCTCGATCTTTGTTCTATGTACCTCTGACCATGAACGATCAGCTGAACTCGAGTAGATTCCCCCACCAGTGAACTGTCGCAGCTTGCTGGTGAGCACCCCCGCATTGGCTGCTGTTACCAGGCCGGTCTCAAGACGCAGGATGAACTCTTCCTCGAGCTCGTCGTACTGCTTCTTCACTGCTTGGTTGAAGGGGGCCTGCCTGAGTACATCGATCAACGGAGGAAGTTCCATCTCCTCGTCGTTGTCCAAGTACATACAGATGTCGCTGATCTTCTCTATCAGCTTGGTCGCCATCTGATCGCTGATGTAGAAGCGGTACTGATCCCAGGGCTTCTGATAGAAGTACGTCATGCGAAAGTGGGTGATGAACCGACCCAATCGCTGACCGTAGTCTAGGACCATGATCTGCCCGAAGAGGTCCAGCAAGCCATTGGCGGCTGGCGTGCCCGTAAGGCCCCACCGATACTTGAACGTCGGCAGCAATGGCTTCAAACGCTTGAACCTCTTTGATTGGATATGCTTCAAGCGTGTGATTTCATCGGCACAAAGGATGTCGAAGTTGTGCCCTTGCATTAGGATCGGTGCCGCCCATTCAAGGGCATCGTAATTAGTAACGACTATGTCGTTTGTAAGATCTTGGAGGATGGATTCCCGTTCCGGGCCCCGTGCTAATCCCACCTTTAGGCCAGCGAACTGCTTCCACTTCTTGGGTTCCGCCATCCACGTGGTCACTGCCACTGTCAGGGGGGCGATCACCAGCATTCTTGCGCGCTTCTTCCATATGTCTTGCACGCGAAGGGCCGAGGCAAGAACTACTGAGGTCTTGCCAGAGCCGGGTTTCAGAAAGAGGGCCGAGCCAGGACGCTCGCTTAGCCATTCTATACCTCTCACTTGGTAATTAACGGGGATCCAGGTGGGTGGTCCAAACCCTTCAACAACAGAAGTGCTGTCATGAACTCCGAATAGTTGTCCACCACGTAGACTCTGAAATTCATCGCTCGCAGTTCCATGTGGATATGTTCCTGGAACTTCGTCGGCATCTCCCCCGGCCGTTTGAACTCGAGCCAGGCCATCTGCCCGTTCGGGCACATCAAGATCCGGTCGGGCCACCCCTTCCGCTTCTCGACCTTCAGCAGGATACATCGGTGCTTCGCCGCTATTGTTGTGCATTTTCTTTCAATCTCCGACTCTAGAACTTGCATGGCCCACCCCTTGACTTGGAGTAGGGACACCACTTGCACTCACGACTTGGTTCTTCGATCCACACCTCCGTTGTATAGATTTGGTTTGCTAGATTCTCGTACTTCTTCCGAAGTGCCAAGAGCGCCGGACCTTGAAATGTCTTACTATAGACATCGTCTAGATCTATGAACCAGAACTCCGCTGTAGCTACTTCCACCTCTGGATGCTGTGCTTGACCAACAATCGCGTAAAGCTCGATCTGCTCGTCAGATGGAACGCGATACTTACCAGTTTTGAAGTCCACCACAGATAGGTGTTCTGGCCGCGGCGTGGACTTAGCATCCATCTTAGCACGGAGCCAAGTCTCCTTCTGAAACCAATCTTTGAGGGGCCGCCATGTCTTATCCAAACCGAGCGCTTGCTCAGAAGTAAAATTAGGCATAGCTTTAAGCTCATCCAACCTGGGCTTCCAGACAGCCGGTACCTGGTCTTCGGGCATGGAAGTGATCCAGCCTTGCAGGTAGGATTCAATGGTCTCATGGATCTTGCCTCCACGTTCCATTGCCGCATTTGATGGCGATGGCAACTTCTGAACATACTGGAAATAGAAGCGCTTCTTGCATTGCTGAAAGGTGTCGAGCTTGGAAAAACCCCAGGGTTCTGTGTACATTAAAGCTCCGCAAAGTTGTAACCAGTTGATGGGTCCACCGTTACTTGGTAACGAAGGACATCCTGGAACGAACCTGCCATCGCCTTAACAAGTTTGTCGCTGGATGTGCCGATCGGCACTTGTGATACGAGCTGATCATGCACTGATAGGACTAGCTCGCCTTCGTCCATATCATCATAGTCGACCATAGCTAGCTTAGTCTGGTCGGCTGCTGAACCTTGAATCTTGTAGTTGACTAGCTTGTAGCTGAATTCAACTACTCGGCCATTGATCACTTTGATGGTTGGATCGGTGTAGTACTTACGACCATTCAAAGTCTCGACATAGCCGCCCGATTTCCCAATATCTGTCTGCGCCTTTTGAAACCTCTTGATGTCGGGCAAGGCGCGGAGATATTGCTCTTTGATGCGAGCCGCATCCGCAACGCCAATGTTGAGTGATTCCGCAATCCTGCCGACGCCTGCGCCGTAGAGGACCGCGAAACCGAGTGTCTTGGCGACACGACGTGTAACACCTGCAATCTTTGCAGCAACTTCATGAATGTCGGCATCGGGTTGAGCCCGTACCGACTCGAGAAGGACTCCTTGTGAGAAGTGTGCCAGTAGTCGCATCTCCTGCGCTTTGTAGTCACCCCCCACGAACACCATACCTGGATCGGGTATGATATACTGTCGTATAGATGGTAACTCGAAAGCGGGGGTGTACCTGAGCCGCTTGAAAGTGTCACGGAGCTCTTCCCACTCAACTGGGATATTCTGTAGGTTCGGGCTCGACGAGAGCCGCCCTGTTCTAGCACCTGTATCCGAGTAGTTACGGAACTGATTCCATCGAAGAAATAGCCGACCATGCCGATCATATTGGACGACCCATGGCTGCATGAACGTCCGAAGTGAGGTACCGAGGGCTGAGCGAATGAGGAGGTTGCAAAGTAGTTCGTCATCGCCGATCGCCCCGATCAATGATTCCTTAGATACCGAACGCCTTCCAGTTGGTGTCTTGAGAAAGCCTTTAGACTTACCTGCAGCTTCAAGTGCATTGGCAAGATCTTCATTGCTATCAATGTCTACTTGTTTACCTAGGAGCTGCCAGATCCATTCGTCGACTTCCTCGAGCTTCGCCCAATAGAAGTCGGTGTCAGCTTTGAGAAGGGGGCCATTCAGGTTGATGCCGCGACGTTCCATCCGGTTGATCACCGGCATGAGCTTGTATTCAAGTTGTTCTGGGTTCATACACCTACCGCTCGGTAGAAGTCAAAAAGCCCTTTGCAGCGGATACAGTCACCGATTGCGTACGGTCCAACAACCTGAGCAGGTGCCTTAGAAATGTGGGCACCCCATTGTTTGTCGTTACTACGCACCACACCATGTCGTATGAGCCATTGCTGTACTGCGTCCTGCTCCTCAGGCGGTAATCCAAGATGCTTCGCGGCGAGCGGCTTAAGGGACAGCTCGCCGTATGGATTATGCAGAAAGGCGAGTAACATCGTGTCCGCGCTTCTTTCAAATGGGAAATCCATGTGCC